GCCATGGCTCTGGGCGCGGCGACTTTCACCCGCGATATGGCAGCGGCTCCGTTCTCTGAAGGTCAGACGTTTGTGGATGCGCTGCGGGCCTCGCCCATTACACTGGGCCGCATGTTTGGTGATACTTACGCCTATATGGCAAACGGTGCGATTGTAGACCGCCGTGGCTACGTGGTGTCGCCTGACATGACCATCGGTACACTTGCTGCCCGTATCATGGGCTTCTATCCCAAGGCAGCAGCCGAGCAGTATGACGCCATCCGTATTGCCAAACGAGTGAGCAACTACCAGAAAGAAATTGTGGCTGGCTATCGCACCGCTTGGGTACAGGCTATGCTTACTGGCGACCGGGCATACGCCCGCCAGATCGAACAGTCCGTGATCGAGTGGAACCGCGCTGCCAAGGGTACACAGCTTGAGGTTTCCAATTTCTTGAAGAACTCTCAGCGGGCTTTGAAGGAAGCAAAGCGCAGCGCAGTGGAACGTACGCTCAAGTCCACAAGTAAGGCGGGACGTGTAGAGGCATCCCGCCTCATGGACCAGATGATCGAATAGCTAGACGACTACCTGAAGCTGGCCGAATGCCATGTTGTCCACGTTATCATCGGCATCGTTGAGGATGCCCTGTAGGCGGTCATGGCTGAGCGACACACCGAATACGTAGGTCTGGCCGATCTTCACAGGCGTATCTTTACCCATGCTGTACTTGCCTGACTTCGGCGTAGCGTCTACATTTTCCTTCTCAAAGTCCTTGAGGATTTGGTTGTAGTCACCACGGTTCGCCGTGACCCACTGCTTAAAGTGTATCTTGTCTACCATGATGGTGCCGTGAGTAAAGTTACCGCCAGATGTATTGCGATACACGTCAACTCTGATACGGATGCCGCTGCGCGGTAGTCGAGTGTAGTCGTAAGCGGGCTTCTGTCCCGTGGTATGCATAATCGTCAGCGCAGCGGCAGCATTGTCGTTCATGTAGGCGGACAACACGTCGAAGCAATCCATCTTCACTGTCGTCATAGACGAGCGAATAGCACCAAGCTGGTTCAGAACGTAGACTGTACCAAGGCTATAATCGTACTGGATCAGTCCAAGCTCAGCCGCCAGCTTGTTGGCGAAGTCAGCGAGGATGATGGCGTTTTCCCAGAAGCGTTCCTGTCCAGAAAAGTCAGCGTTGTACTTCTTCTTAAACTCAATAATGTGCTCAGCGATCATAGCCCGCAGACCAGTCTCACCAATAGACACAAGATGTTTAAGGAAGACTTCGCCAACAGTACCGTGATGCTCCATGGCGAAGTTGTAGATCATGCGTCCTGCATCTGTCGAACGGGTAAACAGCGGGTGGGGATGCATATTGATCTCAAGGATACGCGCCATCTGCGCGTCAGTATCCATGCCGGACGAAAACAGTTTCGATGCCAGTGACCGATTGGCGCTGGTGGTGCAGGGCGTAGCCCACGTCCGGGCTTCCTTCTCCTCAGATGTTTTTGTAAGGCGGGCCTTATCGCGGCCTTGAGATACCCAGTAGCAGAAGTCACCGACCTCTTTGTCCGGCATCATGGTGGCTTCGTCAATCGTCACTGGCAAGTTATTATACAGACCGAACCGGGAGAACACTGCATTCTGTGTGAACTTGGCAGAGAAGTGTAGCTTGGCTGGATCACCATAGATCGACTGCTGCATCACCTGCGCCAGTGTTTTACCAGCACCTGTCGGACCGCAGAGATTGATGACCAAACCCTTGAGCCCAGTGAACTGATAGAGCGGCGCGGAGAAACCGACACCGAGTACAAACATATGGACAGGCATGTTGGCTTTTTGGAGCAGAGATGTGAACTGTGCCCACTCATCCACCGTGCCTTTCGTACTATATAGGTCTTCGGTCACACGCTGTGACTGAGATGCCATCGTGATGTGTTCAGTATGAACGACCCCATGACTGTCTGCTTTGAGTACCTTGTCACCTAGTACGAATGAGGTGTTATCCTCCTTCCACCCCATGGTGGAATAGAGGTTCGTGACAGAACGTATCTGTCGTAGGCTATCCATGTATGAACGCAGCATCTGCTGGAATGCCCCTGTCTGATTTTTATTGATAAGTACGATGCCCTTATCGCCTATCGCTGTGGAAAATTCGCGGCTACCCTCCGCAAGAAATGCTTGGCGGAATGCAAGTTCTGTCCAGCCCACATGCGGGCGCTTCCAGTGATAGCGAACCGTCTCATAACCAAGGGTCTCGTCATATCCATAACCAACAGGGTAGATGTCAAACTTGCAAACGTCGATGTCAGTCCCATCGACCGTGTACTTGATCCCGTCTGCTGTGCGTTTGTAGGGCTTGGGTATCGGCGCGATAAACGCTTCCTGATCTGGTGCATCTTCAGCAACCTGCACTTCCTCGTACTGCAATCCTAACCGGGAAGGGCTACCAATCTTGCCGTGGAACCTGCACTTCTTGCAGCCGTCCGGTCTCTCGCTCTCAATCTTATTGCATGTCGTTGGACCTGTGGTGGACTGCCGCCAGTGATTAAGTTTCTTAAGTGTCGCCGCCTCATCGTAGCCGGGATGTCCCTTGCTCCATTCAACTGCTACTTCTTCTGGCTTATCGCAGAATGCTGCGATCCCAATGAGTGCGTACCAGAAGGGTTCCGTCACATCGGCCTGATTACCTACGCCCCATGCAATCTGCTGGCACTTCGCAACCAGTGTCGCGGCATTCGCTGGGGGATACTCCTGCTTGACTGCGAGGTTGTCGATCAGTGTGGTCTTCTTGGGTGCAACTGTAACTACTGCAGGAACATATTTCTGAAGCAGTGCCGACATATCAGCAGGAGTAACTTCATCTGCGCTGAGCAGCACCTTTACTTCGTTGCCACCTTTGTGGTTCACCGTACCCGGTGCCCTGAGTACGCGGGCGCTATCTGTAACTACGGTCGGATCGACCTTGAACCCATGAGTGCGTGTAGCTTCCTTGAGACCAGCCGCCAATGGTTTCCATGCTACGGGGGCAAGTTCTTCTGTTAGCACCCAGTACACATGCAGACCGTTGCCACTATGGACAATCATCGGCTTGGGCAACTGTGTGTCTGCGAGAAACTTACTGAGCGCCTTGAGCCCTTGCTTCCAGTCGAGGTATGGCTTGTCAGTGCCGCAGTCCACGTCAAGGTAAAGCGCCTTGGTAAGTACCACGCTGTCCTGTGTACGAGTATTCCCACCGAACGACGACACAGCATAGTAAGTGTTATGCCCCTGATTGCTCATCTGCATCAGGTAATCTGCAAGACCAGTGGTATCGTTAAAGAACCGTTGCCGTGGGTACTCGCCCATCAGGGTAAAGCAGCAGTACATACCGCTGGAAGGAAGGATATGCCGTAAAAAATCCGGCGTGTTCATCGGTCGTCTCCCGTTGGTTTTTTTAGGAACGAAAGGGGGAGCCTGAACTCCCCCCATCGCGTGATGCTACTGCTCCTGACCGAGCAATTCAATAAGACGCTGTACTCGTTCTTGCTGTTCCATCTCCAGAACGTCTGTAGTAGGCCAGCCTTGCTCTGTCAGAAGAGCCAGCATCTTCTTTAACTGCAGCTTTACACGGGCCATGTTGGACATACGGGGCTGTTTACCCCGCACCCATGAGTAGTACGTTACCCGTGAAACGCCGAGCACCTTTGCCATGTCGGATACTGACAGCAGCATATGTCTGCGCAGTACCTCAACCTTGGCAAAGTCTACGACCTTCGGTGCATTACTCGTCGTCAGCATTGGTTTCACCGATCAGTGCAGCGATCTCGTCAGCGATGTTGCTGGCGGGAGCAGCCACCTTGGGAGCAGCCTTCGGCTTGGGCGCAGCGACTGGAGCCGGGGCGGGAGCCGCTTCAGCGGCGGGAGCAGCCGCCGTAAAGCCGCGCTTCTTGGTAGCCGGGGCGGGAGCTTCCTCGACTTCTTCCTCTACCTGCTGAACCGGAGCCGGGGCGGGAACTGCCCGCACAAGCTGGGGCTTGGGCTGTTCGACCGGAGCCGGGGCAGGCGCAGCAGTTTCTTCTCCAGTGATAACCTTCACTTCGGAAGAACCGAACAGCGCATCGACTGCATCCATGGTGGGCTCATCAAGGAAGCCGCCGAACCCGAACAGCAGCTTGGGGAAAGACGCATCGGTATCAAACGAGATGCGGGTCTTGACGATCTCAGGAGCGATGCCGCGCATCACCAGTTCCTTCTGGTACTGGTTCAGTCCCTTCAGTGCAGCGGGCGTCACCTGCAACAGATAGATAGGACCGGACGGATCATCGGCAGCCACCACGGCAAGGCGCTTCTGGTCGGCGCAAGCCTTGATCTTCTGGCCCATGGGTGTGACCTTGGAGCCCCATGCATTGTGCGGGCATGTCGCACAAAGATCATTCTGGATGTTGGTGCTGTCCGGGTTGGGGCGCACACCATCAAGCGAGAAGCAGTCAGGCGCAGCCGGTTCTGCATCCGGCGTCCACGTCTTGGCATACCACGTCTTGGACAGGCGGGGATTGGCACCGACGATTACTACGTCGAGGTGGGTATTCGGCAGCACGGTCTCAGCGTCACCGTCCTTGATACGGAAGCGGGCACCCTTCAGCGAGATACGCGGAATGGCTTCGCCACCACCGATACCACCGGACAGAGACTGCGCCAGTGCGGACGGCTGGCCGACACGCTTAGCGAGGTGGGCCGGAACCTGAATGTTGGTCGGGATAAGATTGCTCATGATGTTCTCCTGTAATGAGCGTTAAAACTTGTT